CAGCTTTCCCCTCTCTATGGAGAGGTGAATAAACACCTGGAGTCCCTTACAGTTCTCCTGGTACCTACCTCGCGGTAGAACCCTGGTGACCCGCATCCGGTCTCGCAAGAGACTGGTACATAACCTTACGGTTATGAACGGGCGGCCTTTTACCTCACGGTAACAAACAATCCCCTACCTTACGGTAGTTGGCCTTTTACCTTCGCAGGTTAAACGACCATGGGTAGGTCTCCACAAAGTTCTGTGCGTAAGCACTATCTTCTTTGATGAAGACCGGGCCCTGCAAGTACGCAAGTACATTGCCGAGCTCACTTGGGGAGCGTGCTTTAGATGTAATGGTTGCCCATTTCTCTTTCACATACTCCCATCCCTCGTCCGTCAAAGGATTGCGATGGTTTACACCAGTTACAATTCTATGGAGGATGAGGGCGGCGGACTTCCCCGGTCGTGGGACCATGGAAGAACGAGCAATCGTTTCGCCGGAGACCAATAGGCGCAGGGTCTCAAGCCGTAAGGCGTGAGCATCAACTGTGCTTATTGGTATATAGTGGAGACTCTTCAGATATACCTCTACTTGCTCCCGTGAGGGTGTAAGCATGTATAACGAAGGGTTCCACTTCCATCCACTTTTGGGCGCGAGCTCAGATGGGTGGAGAACAAGGTACTTAGCAGCCGTATCCGCAAGGATTGGCTGATGGCTAAATGATTCGATGGGCGCTTGCGCAAACCCACCTAACATTAAGTCTAAGTCCCTGTATTTGGGAATTTGGACCCCTTTCCCCGTACCGTGAGGTTGGTGAAAGGAGGCCAGCCGCTGCAAAGTGGCTTGTAATTCCCATTGTGGAAGACCTAGGAGGGTTTGCACCCGCCTGTCCAGCTTCATTTTTCGCAAGATAAATGTTGCCGTCTTTACCGTAGGGTAACTGATTCCACCTAAGTTTCCAGGAAGAGTCCATGCCAGGGGAATACCGCGAGGTATGTCTGGATAACTCCTCCTGAAGGCATCTACGAGCAGTGCTTTCGACTCCTTACGGATATCGGAACACCAATCTAGATGCTGTGATAAAGGACGACATCGGCCAACCCATGCGGGCGAGTCCTTGCTTGCGCTTGGGCCCGGTACTGCGAAGTACTTGATCTTGATGCAATCCTGTTTGGTTATATGCTTTCCGTAAGGAGCTTTCGACTCTTTGTCCGTAAGGTAGCAAAGAGGTTTAGCATATCCCCATTCCTCAGCGAGTTGGAGGCAAGTTTGGCTCACGCCATTCTTTCCCTTTGACATACGCCAAGAATACCACTCCCAGGCAATCAAGCTGTAAAGCTCAGGTTGGCTGCAGAACATACGGAGATAATCGTCACCGACTATATCTGTCAAACCCTCTCGTCTTGCGACAATTGGAAGTTCTGCCCCGGGTGGTGCGAACTCAATCTCTAGATCGGTTACCCGCTCATCGAGAGTGAGATTTTGTAGTAGCATGGCTATGAACGAAAGTCCTTCGCCCATCATTACACCTGTGACATGGTCGCCCTCCACGGTGTACACACTATTCCCGTCGCCGGGATAAGTGAAGATGTGACTACTACATAAAAGAAAGGCCGAGGCCCACACGCAAGTGGGGACCTCTACACCTTCCTCTACCAGCGTTTGGAGATAAGTTCGTAGCAATACGAGTTGAACTTCCAAAGCTGTTGAGTCTGTACATTGACTTACGTCTCCACTCACGTGGGGGTAGTTAAGCCAGTGTCGCGGAAAAGCCCCAAGTTTCTTCACAGAATCCCAAAGCTTATACGCGGACTCGAATCCTACACCAACTCTAGGCTCTGCAGCTAAGAGATTGTCTTGGAACCAGTGCCTCGCGCAAGCGGACATTAGTGCATAAGACATAGGTGGGATAGACAAGGTTCTTCCTTTCCACCCCTCCTCGGGGAGGGTTACTACCTTTGCAGGTATTGGAATGGATCCCACGACCACACGGTCGCAGGGTTGAACCTTGCAGTCTTGTTGCCAAAGAGGCCAGCCCTCACGGACTGATCCCTGTAAAGTGATATGCCCCTTAACAACAAGCTGTCTTATAGCTAGACCTAAAATTAGAGGTCCGCCGAGTTTGCACTCGAGGGTGGTCTCTAAATCGATAAAGCCGTTCTTGCGAGCGTCCGTATCCCATAGGTATAGCGTACGAAGGTTGAATGCACCGGGATGGTCTGGGATGTAAATCTTTTGACCACTTCCGTCGATTAGAGTTGTTCCTGCGAACTCCCCTAATTCTATAGTGTCTGTGCGGGATTGCTCCCACATTTCTACCATAGCCGCATTCTTCCCTCCCTCACTTACACTATGCTCCCAGCTTGCGCGGGTGGACACTGAGACGTGAGTCTTAGTGCTCCGATAGTGCGGTGAGTGTTTGATCGCCAACTTTCGAGCGTACTGTTGAACCGTAAGGATATGGTTACGCCAAGGCCCAGGGGCCTCTTGGTGGAGCTGCTCACGCTGCTTCTCCAATGAAAGTTTGCAAACTTCTTCGTCGCCGGGGGGCAACCCCCGCTTACCCGCAAGGATACGACAGAAGAAGAGATCCTCCTTTGCTGTAAGTGGTCTGTCTCGCGACGTCCACGCTACAGCTAGCTCTCGCATCAACGGATTACTCCGAAGGTACTTGGGCATGGGGAGGATAGATGGGATTCCAGTTGTAACCCCCCACCACCAATCCGGTAACGGATCTGGCTGGGGGTTGCGCATCGAACCCATCTTCCGCCATTGGAACCAATCAAACGCGAGTTTGAAAGCCGCCATTACTGGTGCATGGTTTCCAATACGGATCGTCTGGTGTATGAGCTCACGCCGCCACCTGACGAAACCTTGCGCAAAGCCCATGTCGAGGTCACCCTCAAATGGACAGCTAACGGTCGCAAGACCGAAAGCACGCAAGGCTTGAACCACATAGATTAGACCTTTTATCGTTGCCGCTAAAAGGGTTGATATTGAAGCAGTGATGCAAATATCAGGCTCTAAACTATGGGGTAGTGGTCGATCTATCCGGGTAACCGGATCGACATCCACAAAGTTGACTCCATGGACTTCTTCCCCGCCGGGAATTGGGCGACCGCAAGGTGTCCCAACCCACAAGCACGGGTCCAAAGCCCACTGGATGACAAGGGCCTCACGGCTCTTGCTTTCCCTCACAACCTGGGGGAAAGACGGTCTCACATTTACCACGCTTGACCGCTCAACAAAA